ACAAACCCCTCGAAAAGAAATCATACGTTGATGAACGGTTATGGAAACCAGAACTGGATAAAACTGGTAACGGTTACGCAGTCATTCGTTTTCTTCCTGCCGTCAAAGGTGAGGAACTTCCGTGGGCAAAGGTCTGGAACCATGCGTTTCAAGGTCCAACTGGACAGTGGTATATTGAGAATTCTCTTACCACAATCGGTCAGAAAGACCCTGTATCAGAAATGAATACAGCATACTGGAATTCTGGTGTGGAGTCTGATAAGGAGATTGCTCGTAAGCAGAAGAGAAAGTTGCAATACTTCTCTAACATCTATGTCGTAGAAGACCCCAAACATCCTGAGAATGAGGGTAAGGTATTCTTGTTCCGTTTCGGTAAGAAAATCTTTGATAAGATTATGGAAACGATGCAACCAGCATTTGAGGATGAGGTTGCAATCAATCCATTTGATTTCTGGAAAGGTACAGATTTCAAATTGAAAATTCGGAAAGTTGATGGTTTCTGGAACTATGACAAGTCAGAGTTTGGTAATACTCCCTCTGCATTGTTTGATAATGATGATGCAATAGAAGAAGTGTGGAAGAAACAATATTCTCTCAAGGAATATAGTGCTCCCACTAATTTTAAATCCTACGATGAGTTAAAGACTCGTCTGGATACTGTTCTTGCTGGTACAACTGTAGTAGGTAATGTAACTACTTCATTTGATGAACCAGAAGAAACTGTTACTATTGATACGAAAGAGGAACCTGTTCCTTCAGTATCTGTAACAGATGATGGAGATGAAGATACTATCTCTTATTTTGAAAAACTTGCTGAAAAGGATTAAGCATGAAAAAGACCCTCGTAGTTGCACTCGCAACCACACTACTCTCAACTGTTGCTCTTGCAGAAGATCGACAGGTTACAGTAGAACTACCTAAAACAATCACAGTGACCTGTTCGGACAGTGTACGTCCTGGGACTGTGGTACTAACCAATCCACCTAAATTCAGTTGTGCTGATTATGATGTTGTTAACAGAGTAATCGGTACTGGAATTTCTGTCGGACCTGATACTAGAATTAGTCGTATTTTACGTGCTGTTCGTAGGATTGAAAAACCTACTCGTAGGACATCAACGACAGTAGCAAGAAATGATTCTTGGAAGGATATTAATCCAACGGATAATAGACCACCTAGTTATTGGCAGGACGGATTCAGGAAGGGTGCTTGGCAACCTCTAGATGATTTTGACAGGAGATTTCCTGGGATGAATCGCAACCGTGCATGGTTTGAAAAAAATGAAAGCACGAATTGCTCTGGGATGGTCAATATAAATGATTTACTCAGTGGCAAATGCAAAAATGCTAGAGTTCGAGTTGACTAAAAAGTAAATGCTTTGAGAAAAGGAACCTTCGGGTTCCTTTTTTTTTCTATGACCTCCGACCAATCTTACTGAGGTTTTCAGCAGTTGAACCATTACCCGACCGACTGCTTTTTGCTCCCCACGTATACGTATTGGAATGGGCAACATTGGACGTGGGGGCATTAAAAATTGGAGGATGATCTTTATTAAACATTTCTTGCGCTGACATATATCTTTGACCGTATAAATTATATCTATCTATCTGATTAAGTTCCTGCCCATAATTTTCTGGAGCACTTTGCAAATATTCTTCTATATCACGTCCTTGACTTATCAACCAATCTTTACGAAGCATCCATTTCTTTCTATAATTAGGATCTCCACGCATTGGTTTTGGTGGATTTTTAGGAAAACCATAAAAGGTGTTAGATTTAACGCCCTTCACCCTCTTTGATCCACCCAATGGCATTGGGATTTTTGGTGGTTTATAGCCCTTATACTGATCTTGCAAGGCACTTCCACTCAAATTACCCCGACCACCTTTTATTGAAGTTCCCTTATTATTTCCTGACCCTAGAGACATGTCTATTGGATCTCCTGCTCCTAGTCTGGCTCCAATGCTATCTTTGTCGGAAAGTCCCTTACCCGCTCCCGTTGATGTGAGAAGGTAACTAGCCAGTTGTTCACCTACCCACTGCCCACCAAGCCAACCTATCCCTGCTCCACCAAGTCCTCCGATAAAAGTCCCTACGCCTGGCAGGATGGCAGTTCCTATCGCTGCACCAGCGGCAGCTAGTGCATAAGTGCCTAGAGTACCAAGTATAAGACCACCCAGACCTTTGATCTTATCAGCAGGCGAGGCGTCAGATGTCAATAGTTCATATGTTTGATATGCTCCAAATACCGCTGCCAATGGACCCCATAGTTTTGATATCACTTTGGCACCACCAGGACCAAACGATAAAATTTTTGCTAATTTTGGGAACTTGCTTACTGCTTTCTGATATTTGGACATTTGCATTTTATGAATATCGGTAGCTTTCACCATCTTATTTCCAGCACCTTTAGTTATATCATGCCATCTGTTTGTCTGGCCAGAAAATCTGAAACTTCTTTGGTTAGCACCTTTCCCAGTTTTAAAACTTGCTCCTGCTTTTGGTGCTTTTAAAGTTCCTCCTTTTGGAGCACCAGCTGGGGCCACTGGTGCTGTCATTGCAGTTAGTCCTTTTCCTATATTTCCAATAGCACCTATAAAACTACTAATAGCTAATTTAAGGGGTTTAAAGAATAACCATTTACCAGCAACATATACTCCTGCTAATATTCCCAGTGGTCCGAATCCAATTGTAAGTGCAAGGCCTGCCAGAATACCACCGATGCCGAAGATTGCCTTCCAATTTTCTGTTAATGTTTCTAACCAATCTTTTTTAGGATCTTTTATATCTTTATAAAGTTTTTTCACACCCTTCCCGAAAGATTTGAGCTTGATGACCATCCAACCCCAAATCTTGCCCAACCAAGGAAAGAATCCCATATTTTTCCCTTCCCATGAGAAGGGCCCTTCTCCTTCTCCAAATAAAGCCCTTTTAATATTTTTCCATGACAAACCCCACTCTCTCAAAGTTTTAGATAAACCTTGTGGATCAAATACCCATGCTCTAAAATCTTTCCATGTTTTAGTATCCAAAAATTTGATAAGTCCTACCATAAATCCTGCCATCAACGCACCAAAGAATGTGAACTTTGCAGCCCCTTTAAGTTTATCCCATTGCGTCATGGACTTGAGCATACCCCCCACACTCTTACCAATACTCTTTAATGTTTTGAACTCCATTTTTGATTTGGCATTGTCTTTTTTTGTTTTTTCAGTTTGTTGAGCAGACAGTTGATCTTCATCTTTATCTCCCTTCCTCATGAAATCGAGCATACTGCCATACCATTTTCTGTCTTCTTTGGTTTTTCGTTCCAGTATATCATCAACCTCGGTCATCTTTGTCTTTTCTTCATGCTCCGCTTGTAATTTTTGTGACTTAAAGGTTGCGGCGACCTCTAAAAGACTTCCGAGATTTTCTTGAAGACTAATTTTATTATCTTTTTTATGTAGATCTGCACCCTGCTTTTGAAGATTCAGAATAGCCGCCCCCAACACAGCAGTTTGCGTGTCAATATCACTTCGTGTTAGTTTGCCTTCTTCCTTGGCATCAACACTAGCATTTTCGATTGCGTCTATTAGTTTTTTGTTGTTGGGATCATCTGCCATTAGTCTTTATCCTTCTTAGTACCACCAGAACCACAGTATAGACCAAACCATGCGGCTCCAGCACCTACTACTACAGAGACAAATGCACTCTGAGCATTGGTGGGGTCAGGCAGGGTCATAAACCAATCTGTTACTCTATAGAACATAACACCATAGAGGGTGATCAGGAGTCGTGGCCACACTCTCCACTTATCAATTGCTTGAGCATGTGCTGTATTATACCAACTTGCTGGTTGAACTTCAGTAGTAGATCGATCTACCTCTACGATATTAATATCAGAATTTGCCTTCTTCCGTGCCATTTTTCAATTCCTCAATTCTATTTGAGTTGTTAGTTATTCTTTCTCTATTATTTATAGGAGTATGGTCAAAAATAATCTTTTCTAATTTAAGAAAATCAATACGTTCATTCGGTACATATCTCCACACATAATCCCCATCTAATTCCCCACCATTTTTAGTAACACCAAATACGGTCTGTGTCAACCCTATTTTAACAATAAGTGCTCGTTCTCCATCCAGTAAGACATGATCCCCTTCTTGGAATTGTCTGTTGAGTTTAAATGCAATACCTTTTGCCCACTTGGTTGTATAATCCTTAAAAATGAATGCAAGGACAACAATCAATACCATCCCAATGTAAGGAAGAAGGAATGCTGTAATTTCCAATGCCGCTGCTTCTGCTGAAATTATTTCTGCCGTTAATCCATTATCCATCGTCTTTTTTCCAACCGTCTTCCTCTACTCTACGTTCTGTGTTAGGACTAGAGGTCAAACTCACCGCAATAAAACTTGTTGCAGCGAGCATAGGTATTACATATACCATCTTATCAGTCAAATATGCTGTAAGGTATGTAGGCACTAGTACTATGACTGCCTTGAAAAGTCCTTCTCGTAACATGTGCTTATCAACCTTTACTTTTCCGTTCTTCTTCCTCTTGTCGTTTTTTTTCTTCTTGTAATTGCTTTATTGTTAAACCAAGGTATATATCCCTCTCCCACGGTATCATATTATCTAGTTCTTCCAACCTCCAATTATTATGATATATCAAAGCAAAATTTGTTTCATAATAATTGGCAAGGTTATCATGTGAGAGGGTTAAACGAAAAAATTTTGAAACCCTTCTACTAAAACTTCACCTTTCTTCTTAGTTTTCGGATTTACAACATTTACTGTGTGGGAAAGTTTCGGCATAGTATCGAAAAATTCACCTATTTTTTCCAAGTGATCAGAATTTAGATTATCTAAAAATTCTGTTAATTCAGTTTCAGGAATATCTATATCTTGATGTATAGTTTCTCCCTCAACTATTTGGTGTACGCATTTACCGAGCATATTAAAAATCTGTTGTGATTCTCCGACATCTTTACCCCCCATAGACATTACATCTTTTAAGGTAGGATATTTCATTACCAGTTTAACATCATCAGAAAGAGTTATTTCATTAGTATGACCTACGACCATCGTGCATTCAAGTTTATCTAATTCTATAGTAACAGGAACTCTTGTTTCATTATCATCAGGACAGAGTACAGTTAGTTCTACACTCTCTCCTATGGATTTACCTCTTAATTTTACGAAGATGTATTCTAGATCAAATGCTGGACACGTCCAAGGATCTATTTTCTGGAAAGTACATTCTTGAATAACATTTGCAATTGCTTCTTGCATTTGCTCATCTTCTTCTGATTCTTGAGCAATCATTAAAATCTTTTGCTCTTTCATAAGAAAAGGTCTGAATTTGATTTCTTCTCCTGTTGATGGTAAGTTAATTTTATATATCTGTGTTTTTAGTTTCGGCAGTGCCATAATATTTTCATCCTTTATATTATCCTAATTTATTCATAAATTTTGGTACATTTCTCATTAAATTTCTCTCAGCATGATCTAGAACCGTATTTGCCATATTGCCTAATACATCATAACCTTGATCGTCAATATCTATATTCTTCCAATATCTGAAAACAAAAGAAACTGTTACTTTTGCAATGTCTGTTGCAGGAGCATAATTTAGGTCTATTGATCCTACTGACTTGGGATATGCTTCCATACATTTTAGACCATACCTTCTT